ATGTCATAATGAAAAAAGTAGATGCTGAAGAATATTTAAAACAACAAGGATTTAAACATGTTTATTTTGCAAGAGATGCAGGAGAAGTAGCAAGAGATTTAACTAAAGATAATATAGCAATTATTAAAACACAGATGGTTAATGTTGGAATTATTGATGCTAATAAAACTGTAGGTGTTGCAGCAGATGAGGAATTTGTTAAAGGTATAAAACAACTTATGGAGTTCAGTATGAATACAGGAGGCAAGGTAAGTTGGCTAGGTGCATTATCAACAATACGTACTGATTTTAATGCAAGAAGAGCAATGACTACATCTTCTCCAAAGATTGAAGCTGAAGAAATAGATGAGTTAGTAGATGATACATTAACTAAAGCTAAAGCTAGAAAAGGTGCTGCACTAAGTATTGAAGAAAGAGACTATATTTCTAATAGAGTTAAAGGATTAGCTAAAGATTTCAACATAGCTTCTTCAGAATTAGGCCAGGGAACAGATGCTAGGTTTGAATATACACCTGCAAGAGAAGGAAGCACTAGAGTAATTGAAGGAGATACAACAGTAAGCTCTACAAGTAGACCTGAACAAACAGTATTTATTCCAGGAACAGAGGCAGAAGAGCCAGATGTCGAAGGATTAATAGAAGATACTGATGAAGTAATAGAAGAAGTATTTGCACCTAGAGAAGAACTAGAAGCACAATCACGTGCAGCAGGACAAGTAGGAGCAAGAGCTGCAGATACTATAAACAGTTTAACAAATTTAAGTCGTAGACAAGTCAAGAGATAATGCCTGAAAAGATAGCAGTTGGGTTATTAATATTTCTGCTTAAACAAGCAGGAGCTTCTAATTCTGATATACCAAATATGTTAGCTATTGCACAAATGGAATCAGGCCTTAATAATAATATTGAAGGAAAAGAGAACAAAAATAAAACTAGAGATGTAGGTATATGGCAGATAAATGCAGAATCTTACTGGCATGACTCTGAGGGAACAAATGATAACTCAAAAGGACCTGATAATTTTACAAAAAAATGGATGAAAAATAATGGTGGAGAATTAAGTTTTGATGATTTCAGAGAGAAAGTAAAAACAGATTTAGAATACTCAACACAATTTGCTGTTGATTTAGTTAAATACAGAAACGATAATCCTAACAGTTTTCCAGATGGAAAGTATGGTGCCTGGTCTGTATGGAATCAATTTATAGAACCATACGTAGAAAAAGGTATAAAAGATATTATAGATTCAAGACAAGAAGATATGGATTTAGCAGTAAGTTACATAGACAACTATGAAGAATTAGAGGAAACACCACCAACTCCAACAACTACGACTACAATACCTAGTACAAGTACAACAGTTGTAGACAACGGAGATGACGTGGTAGAAAAAGTAGACCCAAGAAAAAGAACTAGAAGAGAATTAGAAATGAGAGAAAGTTTTTCTAGAATGACTGCTCCTGAACGAGTTCCTTCAGGGACATTTATGAAATCATACCAACAGATGGTTGATTTGTTTGAAGCACAAATAAACAAGCAAAGAGAATCAAATGGTTTACCTCCTGTTGATAGACAACTAGCAGAACAATCAGTGTACATGTCTAGTTTTGATAGTTTTAGGGAAGCTATAGATGTATTAAAAGGTTTAAGTTTAGACAATGACTCCTGAGGAGATACTTAGAAAAGTAGGTCTCAGCGTAAACGATTTAAGACAGTATGCTTTAAAAAGATTATTAACTGTAGATGCAGCAATGCATGGCACATCAATCGCAGGTATTACTGAATATCTTACTGATGTTGCAAAAATTCCACTTGACTTAGCAGAAGATATGATGGCAAGAATAGTAGGAGAGTTATATGCTTTAGTTCCTGAGTCTGTAAGGACAAGAAGTGTGTTGTCAAGGATGGCAGGTAATTTACCTAAGAAAGCTCAAGATGCAGCAGCAGAATTTACTGATTCATTTGAAGAATTAGCAAAAGCATTTTCAAGAAAACCTTTAGGAGAGGTTGATGAATTTCTTAAAATAACTACTACTGACCCACGTATATTAGAGTTAGCAGATAATTTAAACATGAGTTTCGATACTTTATTAAATACTTTATATGGTAACGCAAAAGAATTTCCATCTATTTCAGATAAAAGATTAGAAAATATATGGAAAACTTTTAATCCTTATAATACAAATCCATCAGTAAAAAATTCTTTTGCAGATTACGTAGATGATATTGGTAAAAAAATTACAGAATTTGTTGATACAAGACCTAGAGGTGCCTCATTAGGTGCAGCTATAGCTGATGACCCTGTGTTTACAATTACAGGAGATATACCTTCTCAATTTAAAGACACACCTACAAATGTAGTAGATGATATACAAAAAATAGGTACTTTAGATTATCAAGGTCAATGGCACAATACTCCAACTGTGAACCTTATTAAAACAATAGAAGAAAATAACTTAGAGATATATGTTAAAAATAAGAATGGAGAGCTTGTTCGTTTAGGATTAGATGAAACTGCACAAATAGGAGAAAATGCAATACAAGGTTCACCTATGTTTGATGATGGAAAAATTGCAATAGCTGGTGTTATTGAAAAAGTAGAAGATGGTTATGCACTAGATTTATATGGTAAAAATCCTGATGAGTTAGCTAAATTACAAGAAGCATTACCTTCAAGTTTAGACCCTCTTAGAAAACCAGAAGGAACTCCATACAAATTAATACCAATAGACACACCTACAAATGTATTAGATGAGATTGGAAAATTTGTAGACCCTGAACTTGCTAGGAAAGCACAAAAAACTTTAGAACAAGCAGGGGAAGTAGGTGCAGCTCTAGCAGATGCAGCTAAAGAATTTGTTAGTAAAGCAAAGGATGTTACAAGTAAAACAGCAGGTAGAGCAATGAGAGTATTAGACCCAGGAGATTTAATTATTGAAACTAGCATAATGCAAATGGGTAAGAAATTGGGATTATCTACTATATCTGCAGGAGCTTTATACGCATATATATTATACGAAGGTTCTTTATTGTTATCTGATGTAGTCAAAGGCTTAGGAGAAGCTAATGAAAAAGCAGGATTATCAGCAAACAAGGTAGAAGACTACACAGGTTATTCGTTTACTGGTGGTAAGACAATAGATAATAGAACTGTTGATTACAAACAACCAGATATGAGTAACTATGGTAAAGATTTTTGGGAAGGATTTACTACAGATTCAGCATCAGATAAATATTCTTTAAGTTATAAGATAAGCAAACCTATCTTTAATAGTTTATTTGGGGATGTTTATGGTAAAATACAAACAAATACTCCTACCACAGTTGGTGGCGGAGGGAGAGTTAGAATTATATAATGGCCAATGCACAAGAGAGAAGTTTATTAAGACAGTTAATCGATGGTTACATTGATAAAAATGAGTATGATAGAAAAATTAGCGAGTTAAGAAGCACTGCTGATACACCTGAAGCTAAAGAAGAAAGGTTTAATAATTCTAATGTAAAATATACAGTTCCTGGTCAAGGTTATTTAACTTTAGAAGGTATTGAACAAGAACAAAGAAACAAACTAAAAGAAAGTTTAGAACAAACTGGCGATATAGATATTAATACAGCTAAAACAGCACAAGCAGATGCACAAGCAAAAATAGATTATATGCTTAGTGATGAATATAGAGAAGATTTAGAACAAGATAGATTAGATAAAATTAAAGAAGAGACAGAAGCTACTGGTGGAATGCCAAATGTAGATAGAATGCAAGGTATACAAGCTACTCACGAGATGCTTACAGGACATATTGATGATGCTAAACAAAGATTAGATGCAAGAGGTTCTGATACACCAATAGTATCTGAATATTTACCAATAGATAACCAACAGCCAGGAGATGGAGAACAACCTCCAGGAGATGTACCACCGCCAGTGGTAGAGGAAGAAGAAGTAGTATCTGATAATTTATACGGTAGATTAGGTGGGCAAATATGGAATATAGACGGATTAAATTATATAGTATTTGATATACCTCAAACATCTATGCACATGGCATACACAGCTACTGATGAACAAATAGATAATTTTTTTACAGTAGATAAACCTGCTGTACAAACATTTGATTTCAATTCTGAACAATGGTCTAGTTCTTATTTATTAGGAAACATAGTTGAAGTAGATGTTGAAAATATGGAAGTATCTGGAGTAGGTGGTTTTTTTGAACAGATAGTTTCTAACTTTGACAAAGTTAAAGAGACCAGACCTTGGATGGAAAATGATGAGATGTATTCTTTATGGTTAGAAAGTATCGTTGAGAATAGAGAGATAGCTGATTATGAATGGGAAGGTACTGAATGGTGGCAGACACATAGCCAAGAAGAAAGAGATTGGTTGTTATTGTCACAAGGAAAAGATTTAAGTACATTACCTAAAGATGCAGAACAGTTATTAAAAAATAATGCTATTAGAGCTAAAGAAGTTCTTAGACAAAATGGTGTATCTAATCCAGATGATGTAACTTTTAACGGACAGTCTTTAACAGACTGGTTTGGTAATAAATTAACAACAGGAACCTGGACAGAATTGCAATGGTTAAATCAAGCTAAAGGATTAGGAGACCCATTATCTGGTATTCAACAAGAACAAGCACTTACAGATTGGTTAAATGGTTCAGCTAAGCAACCAGAGACTACACAAGCAGGATATGCAACAGCAAGAGCATTAGCAGAAGAATGGTTAGGGCCTTTGTATGGAACATTTGAACAAGCTGATATAGATAAGTATGCAAGTATGATTAGAAATGCTGAAAGTGAAGAAGTAGGAATACAACAAGTTCAAGATAGTTTAAAAAATATTAGAAAAGTTTTATTTACTACAGATACTTATGATGAAAATCTAACTTACGAAGAAATAGCACAACCGTGGAGAAACTTTTCATTTCAATTACTTGGAGAAAGAATAGACGAAACAAGTACAGATTGGATAGAAGTATTAAATGCTAATGACCAACAAGAAGCTAATAAACTTCTTACTACTTACGGTTTAAATAAAGGTAATGAAACCATAATGGATAAAGTAACTGATGATATAGGTAGTTTCTTAGGTGTTGGTCCACAAACTAGAGGTATAGTGAGAGGACAAAGTACATAATGGCAACGTTATCATCAACAGCAAAAGCAGCAATTATATCTGAAGCTAAAAGTAAATTTGGTCCAAACTTTTCTGATGAACTACTGTCAATATATGTTGACGCATATATAGAAAGTGGCAATGATTCAGTAGAAGCAGGAAATATTATGAGACAAAGTGATGCTTATGCAGATGCTTTCCCTGGTAACTTAAATCCAGACGGTGTTTCTGTTAAATATTCAGAAAGTGAGTTTTTACAAATAGTAGATGCATATAAAAGAAAAGTAGAAAGTCTAGGTGTTAATGCTAATGTAATAATTACTAATGATAGAATTGCTACGTTAATAGAAAATGTAGTATCTCCTTCAGAATTTGGAGAAAGAGTACAAGCTGTATATCAAAATGTTTTAACTGCAATACCACAAGTAAAAGAATTTTATCAATTAAATTTTGGTCAAGAATTAACAGATGCAGAAATAATAGCTAGTGCTATAGACCCTAACGTTAGTCAGCAGTTAGCAACAGGTGCTATAGATGCTTCAACAGTTGTATCACAAAATATACTTAGGTCACAGATTGGTGGTCTAGCTTCAGCAGAAGGATTTAATATAACATTGACACAGGCTGAGACATTGAGACAACAAGGATTGACAGCTAAGACTGCTCAACAATCATTTAGACAAGCAGGTCAAATACAATCTATAGCAGAACAACAAGGTAGAACTACAGATGTAGTTGATATAGTGGGTGGTTTAAGTGGAGACCCTGAAGAACAAAAGAGAATACAAAGAATTATTGGACAACAAGAATCATTATCTGCTGCACAAACAGGAGCAGTTAGAAGTCAAACTGGGCAATATACAGGTCTAGAAGAAATCTAAATCTAAACTATACATTCATATATTTATGATATAATCATTATGACCCTGTACTAAGGTCTGGGGGTAAAACTTGACCTAGAACGAATACGGTCTTGATGCCTACTAACAAGACCTGCCAAATAAAAAAAGTAGTGTAAAAAATAGGCAGAGGATACCTGATGACCTCTTGGAAAAAAACATTAGAGAAATGGACAAGTGAATATGACAGAAGAACAAGAGTTAGACTCTTCCGAAGCAAGTGAAGACAAAAACTGGAAAGCAATGAGAGAGGAAAATAAAGCTCTCAAAGAAAAGCTAGAGGTTTTTGAAGAACAAGCAAAGGTAACTGTGTTTAAAGATGCAGGACTAGATACCACACAAGGTATCGGTAAAGCAATAAGCCAGGTTTATAATGGAGACTTAGATGTCGAAGCTATAAAAACTTTTGCAGCAGAGGAATACGGAGTCACTATAGAGGCTGATGTTGGGCAACAAGACGGTATTCGTGATGAGATTCAAGATAGCCAAAACAGGTTAACTAACATAACAAAAAACTCAGTAGTAGATAGCTTTCAAACTGATGATTTAATCGAAGCGATTAGACAATCAGAAGGAAAAGAAGGCGATATTAGAAGCTCTATGCGTCTAAAACTTGCAGCTATAGAAGAAGCAAAAAAGAACAGCTAAGTAGTTTCTTTTACTTCTTCTAAAAAAATAAACAATTTAGACAATTTATATAGGAGAAGATAAAAATGGCAGACATATCGTTAACTAATAACACGATTTATGCACAAAATATCAATAACTTTACTGGTGAATTGTTTAAAGTTGGTGGTCAAAGAACACCTTTACTGTCAGCAGTTGGTGGTTTGAATGGTGGTAAAACATTAAACTCTACATTTTGGCAAGTCCAAGTAGAAGATAATGCAACCATTTCTTCAGAACCAACTAAAGGACAAGAAGGTGCTGCACCTACAGAATATCTTGGAAGAGACAGAGCTGCGTATACTTATGTAACTCAGATTTTCCATAAAGGTGTACAAATGACTTATACAGCTTTAGCATCTACAGGAAACCAAAATCCTTTTGATTTGTCAGCTAATATTGCTAACGCCTCCGATGGAGACGGAACAGTAACAGCAGGAGACAAACTAGGATTGTTTGGTGGTAGTCCAGTAAATGATGAATTTGCATTACAGCTTGAAAAAGCAATGGAAAAAGTAGCAAGAGAAGTTGAGTGGTTTGCATTCAATGGTTCTTTCTCAGATGGTGCTAACACAACACCTGGGTCAGGAACTAGAGAAATGTACGGTATTGATGTATGGATTACATTAAACAAAAACGCAAGTAACTCAGCAGCCGTAAACCCATTGGGTGGTAACTGCTACTACAACGACACAGACGGAGACGGAACTGGTTCAACACAAGTTATTTCTTTCGCAACTATTTCAGGTGCGTTAAAGAGAATGTATGATAACCATGCACCAATGAGTCAACCTGTATTGTGCGTTAGCCCAAAACAATTACTAGACCTTAACAATGAACTTGTTAAAGGTACAGTTGATATAGCAGGAGCAATCATTCCTAGAGATAGAAATGTTGCAGGTATTGACATTGATACAGTTGTCACACCATTTGGTTCAATAGGACTAATGGTTGTTGACCCTGACATCATGCCAGACAACACTGCTTTCATCTTAGACCTAGCTTACATACAACCAGTATTTACCAATATCCCAGGATATGGAACTGTGTTTGTTCGTGACTTAGACCAAGATGCAAACGCTAGAATTGGAAAAGCAATTTATATGGAGATGGGATTCGAATTTGGTCCTCCTTCATATCACTGCAAGATTCAAGCAGTATCATAAAGATATAATTAATTAAAGAACTTTGGGAGTAGCTCCACCTGCTCCCATTGTTCTGCTATAGTAAGGTAGATATGAAAAGTAAATTAGCTTTAATAGATGTTTCAGAAGATAATAACGATAGCTTAGCTGTACAAACAGATGGCATGTTACTTTGTGGTGTTCAGTTTCCTGCAGCAATGACAGGTACTGCAATTACATTCGATTTCTCTATGAACGGTAGCTCAGGGTGGGTTGACGTTAAAGAAACAGACGGCACAGAAGTAAGCTACACAGTTTCTGCAGGAGACATGGTAAGAGTTGACCCTTCAGGTTGGGCTTTTGCAAGTAACGGATATATCAGAGTATCATCTAACGGCTCAGAAGCAGCAGACAGAGAAGTAATATTACACTTTAGACACAGTTAGGAGTAACTTATGGGTATACTCTTAATGTTAAAAGAGGGAAGAAATCTTACTATTGAAAATAATATAGAAGATTTAGAACCTTCGTTTCCAATAATAGATGACCAAACAGTTGCTAATGGTGGTTTCGGTATAGCATCATTTGGTATAACACCATTTGCAAAACAAGAGGATAGAGTAGCATAATGAGTGCAACAATTAGAGATTTAATAGATAGAACCTTTAGGGAATATTTAGAACCTGCCGATGAACTTAATTCCTACACAGCAGTTGATTCTACAATGAGTTCGAGTGCAACAACTTTGTCATTTGACGCTGACCTACTTACACAAGAAGAAGAAGATGTAATGGATGCAGGTACAATACTTGAAATAGACCAAGAATTAATGTACTGCACTGCTTTAGATACAGTTAACAATACAGTTACAGTTGTTAGAGGTGTGAGAGGTACAACAGCAGACTCACATGATGTGGGTGCTATTGTTAAAATTGCTCCTGTCTTTACAAGACTTGCAGTGTTTGATGCTGTTAAAGACCAAATAAATAATCTCTTTCCTACATTGTTTGCAGTAGATACTCAATCAGTTACTACCGCTACAGGATATACACTACTAGGAACTTATGATTCTGTTGGTACACATAATTATGTTGTTTCAATACTTAGTGCTATATCACAATATACAGATTTTAGTGCAGGTTCAGATACTACTGGTGTTAACTTTGCTCCTGTAACTTGTTCTTTAATAGAGCTTCCTAATCCATTTACTTATACAGATTCTGATGGAACAGATAGAACAATGACTTACTCTACAGGTCCTTCAGTCGTTCATGCCGTGCAGTTTGCAGGTATAGCTGCAGGACATACAGCTTATGTAACTTTTAAAAAAAGATTTATAGAACCTACTTTAGAGTCTAATACTTTAGCTTCAATAGGTTTAGAAAATGAATACGAACCAATTATTATGGCAGGTGTAGCTGCACAAATGATGGCAGGGAGAGACATTCCTGCTGTTACTAATCAATACATAACAGAACAAATGGCCGTTCAGGGTTATCCTGTTGGTTCAAGTAACTCAATAAGAAACTCTTTGTTACAGTACCAACAACTTTTAATTAACCAGGCTAGAAAATATTTAAGAGCTAAATATCCTGAGGCAGTATCGGTTGATGGATTGGTATTTGGAATACAGGCATAATGCCTAGAATACCTACATCTGGAGACGTACTAAACCCTCATAGAAAAGGATATGATTTTCGTATTGATAACTTTTTACTTAGAGCAGCAGTAGGCCCTAACAGGCAAATGACTATACAGTCATCTGATGTTCAAGGTCAAGAAATAGATGTTAGACAAAACGCAGAAGACTTTACTACAAACATTGGTCGTATATATTCTAGGAATGATTTTTCTGGTGGAAGTAATTTAGACTTAGCACACCAGAGAGCAGGTGGTCCCAGGGATGTTACAAGATTTTGGGATAGTAAATCTATAGATGTTTTTGGAAAAGATAAAGGAACAGCTTATAACATATCGTTACTTCACACAACAGAATTAGATACAGATGTATCTTTTTCTTCATCAGATGATGATAACTATATGGCAGTTGTTGGAACAAGTATTTATGTTTGTGATGATGCAACATTAAAAAAATCAACAGATGGAGGAGACACCTGGTCAACAATAACTCACGGTCTTACATCTGGTTATCATATTAAAGGTATGGCATCACATGGAGATATGCTTTACATGGTTGCTAACAATGGTTCAGCAGGAGAAATAGAAACTTGGGATGGAAGTAGTTCAACTCAAAAAATGTCAGCAGCTATTTACGATGGTATATGGTCAGCTAAAGGAAAATTATTAGTAAGTGTTGGAACTACGATACATCAATATGATGGCAATACAACTGTAGGTTCTGCAATTATTACATTACCTTCTGGTCAAACATGGACAGACGTTGCTGATGTTGGTGCAGTTATTTTAGCAACAGCATCTGACGGAAGAATATATTCTATTAAAGATGCATCTGGAACTTTTACAGCTAAAGGGCAAACAGAATTATCAGGAGGAGAAATACCAACTTGTGTAGCTGAAGCACAGGGAGAAATATTTTATGGAGTAAAAGAAGTACAAACAGGAAGTAAAGTTGTTGGAAGATTATATAGAGCCTCACTTACTGTAGCTGATGATTTATATGTTTTAGCTAACCAACAATTAATAAAAGAATGGAGCATAGATTCTATTGCTGCTCAACCTATGTTTTTATATACAACTAGGGATTCTATCTATACAGGTATTAAGGAATCTTCCACAGAAACATTTTTGTGGAGATATTATTTACCTACTGCAGGTATAGCTAGAGACCTTAAATGTGGTGCAGGTGGATTGATGAAAGGTATCTCAAAAGTAAATGAAAAGATGATAGCAATAGTTGGTGGTAGTGGTTTTTATAAACAAACTTCTATATATGAAGAAGAAGGTTATTTAATAACAGCAGCAGCAGACTTCTTTACTGCAGAAAAAAAACAATTTGTAGAAGCACAAGTAGAAACAGGAGTTATAAACTCAGGAGATGCTGTTGAGTTACATTTTGCAGAAGAGTTAGATTCTATTAATGATTCAGATGATTCTAACTGGGAGTTAGCAGTCAATGTTATTTCTGGTAGCGGTACTTCTGCTGCACAGATGAATAATGTTTCTAGGTATGGTTCTATGAAAGTTGTATTAAAAGCTGCATCAGGTGTTGATGTTACAGATACAACACCAACAGTTCAATCAATTCAAGTACGTGCATTAGCAAGACCAGAACTTGTTGTTGTACAGATACCAGTTAATTTATCTGATAGAGTTGAGAGACCTTTTAGAAAACCTATAACTGTAAAAAATTTAGGAGAAACTATATACCAAACTTTAAAAGGTAAAGAAGGAGATGCTGTTACTTTAGAAGTTTATGAACCTGAAGAAGTAATAAGAGGCGTTGTTGAGTCAATACAATATCCTATTACTGGACAATATCCTGAGCTTGGAAGTGTTACTCAATATGCAATTTTAACTATTAGAGGTACAAGGCAAGAAATTTATGGTACAGTTACTTCAGGAAATATATTGGCTGTAAGCGAATATGGAGTAATGAGATTTGGATAATAAATATACAAAAAGTTTAAACAAGATGTGTATAATGGAGAGATATGACGGCTAGAGAAACCAACTTAGTAAACGCTTTTGAAACCACGTTAGCTGCACAGTTAGCTAGTGGTGGTACTTCAATGAATTTAACAGATGACCCAGGAGTAGATTCCCCTGCTTATTTTGTAATTGACCCTGATAATGACAGTAACAGAGAAGTTATATTATGGGCATCAGGAACTAACCATGCTGCTGCAACAGTAACAAGAGATATTGATTCAAAGCATGGAACAGACCCAACACATGCAGCAGGAACTAAAGTTAGATTAGCTGTAGTTAAACAACACATAGAAGAAGCACATGATGCTATTCAACAAGGTTTTATTTTAGAAGATGATGATGGTACCGAAGTTAACATTGCTCCTTCTGTTTCATCAGGTGTGTATACAGCTAGAGAAATTAAGTTTATTGGAGATGGTGTTGACATTGATTGGACAGATACAAGTACTGGTTCAGATGGAGACCCTTACGATTTAACTTTTACATTAGATTTAAATGATTTATCTGCAGGTACAGTTGCAGTAGACAGTGACTCAATAGTTATTTTAGACTCAGATGACAATGCAAGTAAGAAAGAATCTATTGCTGATTTAATTGCAGCTATTGATGGGACAGGTTTAACAGCAAGTTCAGGTGTTCTTTCTGTAGATTCTTCACAAGCTATAACAGCTTTGACAGGTGGAGACCTTACAATTTATGATGACCAAAACAACGCAGACGTTTCTCTTATTATGGGAACAAGTGCTGCAGAGTCATTAACAATTCAAGTTTTAAATGGTGGTTCTAATAAAACAGCAGAAGAAATACATTTTTCAACTGCTACTGCTTCTTCTACAGCTAACCATGGCAAAATGGTATTTGATGTAGATGGTACTGATATTGTAACTATTGATGATGGCGGTATAGATTTAGCATCAGGAAAAACATTTGCTATAAATGGTTCAGATATTTCAACTACAGATACAACATACTCTGCAGGTACAGGACTTACACTATCAACTACAACATTTAGTGTTGATGCTTCACAAGCAATTACTGCTTTAACTGGAGGAGATTTAACAATTTATCATGATGCTAATAATGCTGACGTATCCTTTAAGATGGGTACTTCTGCAACTGAAGCGTTATCAATAGAAGTATTAAATGGGAGTAGTAATAAAACTGCTGAAGAAATTAAGATTTCAACATCTACAGCTTCTGGAACTGCTAACCATGGAAAGATTTCTGTATACATAGACGATGTAGAAATAATGGATATTGATGATGGTGGTATTGATATGGCATCAGGTAAAACTGTTGCTATTGATGGTACAGATATTGAAGCATTATCCTTAATAGATGAAGATGATTTTGCGTCAGATAGTGCAACGAGACCACCTTCACAACAATCAGTAAAAGCATATATCGCAAATCAAGGATTTGCAGATATTGGATTAATAATAGCACTAGGATAGAGGAATAATATGGCAAATGTATTTAAGAACGCATACGCAGATGGAACTACATCTCTAGCAGATTTAATTCCTGCATTAGATTCTAATCATGAAGCAATAGTCTTAATGCTTAGAGCAACTAATGTAGATGGAACTAATGATGCAACTGTAGATGTAAGAGTCGTAGATGGTTCTTCAGGTGACTCATATATTGCTTATACTATGACAGTACCTGCTGACACTTCTTTAGATGTATTAGGTACATCTAAGTTAGTATTAGAAGCTACTGATAAAATACAAGTAAAAGCATCAGCAGCATCAGATATAGAATTTTTTGCAAGTTATCTTGAAATAACAGATTAGGAGTAACCCATGTCATATGGATATTTGGGTGATACTTCAACCAAGATAAAACAAGTTAAGAAAAATGATGGAATCTTTACAGCTAGTGATGCGTTAGATTTAGAATCAAAAGGTCATTTCGGTGGTTCATTAGAACTTATACAATCTCAAACAGTAAGTAGTGCTGTTGCACAAGTTGACTTTACTTCTATTAAAGAAAGTGGATATGGTGTTCACTTATTGACATTAAATAATTTTAGTACTGCATCAAGCACAAACCGTTTAAATTTAAGATTATCAAATGATGGTGGAAGTAGTTTTGAAGCAGGAACAAATTATGAATATGGTATACAACGAGTTGGCTATAGTGTTAATGAAGAAAAAAGCACAGGCACAGATAGATTTGACTATTTAGCTACTAAAGATGGAACTAATGTTTATGATGCTTATATATATTTATACAATTTAGGAAATAGTTCAAAGTATAGTATGATTTCACATCACAGCCCTGCAGGTATAGATGGCAGTTATATATTTGGTTATTTTGGTAGCGGTGTTTACGATACTGCTGAAACAATAAATGCTTTAAGAGTTTTTAATAGTGCGGGAGTTAATTTTACACAAGGCACAGCAAAACTTTATGGGGTAAAACAGATATGAATTTAAGATTATTAGATGAAACAACAATAACAAGTGGTGTGTCAACAGTAGATATAACAGATGTATTTTCAGCAGATTATGATATTTATAAAATTGTTACTAATGGTATTTCAACAGTAGGTACAACACAAACAGACGCTGATTTAAGATTTATAGATTCAAGTGGAAGTGTTATTAGTGCAAGTGATTATAATTATGCACATCAAATGATGAGGGCTGACGCAAGTTTTACAACACAAAATTCAACAGGAGATACTGAACTATATAGATTTTTTGGGGAAAGTGTTGACCAAGAGCCTGAAGATGGTAGCTCAGTATCATATATATATAATCCATTTGATAGCACAGATTATACTTTTGCAACTTATCAAAGTGTGGTGGCTTCAGCAACTTTAAAAATTAGTATGAAAGGTGTTGGTGTTTTAAAACAAACTGCAAGTATGACAGGATTTCAAGTAAGAGATAATAATGGTTCAAGACCATTTGCAGGTGGAAAAATAAATACTTACGGATTGAGAGTGGACTAATGGCAGGTAGTTTAGTACAAGTAGCAACAGAAACAGTATCAAGCGGTGTTAGTTCTGTAACTCTTACAGGTATAAATACTGATGATGTTTATCTGTGTACTTATGTCAATGTATCTTCAGCTAATGATAATGTCGGATTGTATGCAAGAATAACTAAAAGTGGAAGTGCAGACACTACTTCTAATTATGATAAAGGTCAAATGAATTATAGAGTTGAAACAAGTTTTTCAAATACTTCGAATGATACAGATGACGATAAATTTAATCTTGGAAATATGGGAACAGGTACAAGTGAAACTCATCAAGGTCATATGTATTTATATAATTTTAATAATGCAAATGAACCTAGTACTCTGTCATGGGAAAGAAGTAACCTTATGGCAGACCCTAATTATTTATATGGAAATATGGGTATTGGAGTTCATACTGTAGAGAGTGCTAGTGACGGATTACAATTTTATATATCAAGTGGAAATGTAGCAGGTGGTACCTTTACATTATATAAGGTAATATAGATTATGAGTAAGTACGGATACATAGGACCTGATAGTGCAACACCAACTCAATCATCAACTCAAAATCATGGTATTTTTAAACCAAATGATATTATTGATTTAATAGGTCAAGGTAAATATAAATTACAACCATTTAGTGTATCTTACTTAGTAGTAGCTGGTGGTGGAGGAGCACCTGCAAGTCCAAACAGAGGTGGTTCAGGAGCTGGTGGATATAGAAATAGTTATGCTTCTGAATCTTCAGGTGGTGGGGGTTCAACTGAAACACCATTAAGTTTATTATACGGTACAAATTATACAGTAACAGTAGGTGCAGGTGGCTCAGGTAATGGTAGTGATTCAGTATTTTCAACGATTACTTCAGTAGGTGGTGGTCAAGGTGGTTCATCTGGTGGTTCTGGTGGTGGAGGTTATTATAATAATGGTTCTGGTGGTGCAGGAACAGCTAATCAAGGTTACGCAGGTGGTAATGTATCAGGAAATAGTTCACCTTATGGAACAGGTGGTGGAGGTGGAGCTGGAGCTGCAGGTGGAACTGGTGGAAGTTCATCAGTTGGAGCTGGTGGTGTAGGTTTATCTTCTTCAATAACAGGTTCAGGTGTTTTTCGTGCAGGTGGTGGCGGTGGCTCATCTGAAGGTGGAGGACGAGGTTCAGGCGGTAATGGTGGTGGAGGAACTGGCTCTAACGACTATACAAGTGGTGGTAACAATACTGCAGGTAGCACTAATACTGGTGGTGGAGCTGGTGGTACTTCAGGTTATCAAGGAAGTAATAATATAGTTGCTAAAACTGGTGGTTCAGGAATAGTTATAATTAGATATACTACAGGTCCTACTATAAGTGTAGGAGCAGGGTTAACAAGTTCTACTGCTACAGATGGTGGAGATACAGTAGTGAGTTTTACAGCAGGAACAGGAACGGTGAGTTTTAGTTAATGGCACATTACGCATTTTTAGATGAGAACAATATAGTAACCGAAGTAATAGTAGGTAAAGATGAAGGTGAAGGTACTGATTGGGAAATAGAATATGGAAATTTCAGAGGTCAGAACTGTAAAAGAACTTCTTACAACACATTTGCTAATGGACATAGTGATGGAGGAACTGCTTTTAGAGGTAACTATGCTGGTATAGGTTATACTTATGATGAAACTAATGATGTATTTTATACACCTAAACCTTATGATAGTTGGATACTTAATACATCTACATGGATATGGGAAGCACCAGTTGACTATCCTGATGATGGAAAAAGATATGTTTGGAATGAAGACAATACCTCTTGGGATGAGGTAGAATAGGAACTAATATGGCAATTAAAACATTAGAACAATTTACTGCAGAAGCACAGACAGAGATAGATGCTCTTAAAACAGCCAACGGTGGAGATGGTATGAAAGCTCAGGTCAATGGTGTAGTAAGAGAATTTACTGACGCAGAGTATGACCAAGCTGTAACTGACTTAGCTGCTGCTAAATTAGATTCACAAAATAACGATTACAGTAGAGCAAGACAAGCTGCTTACGCTGGAATAGGAGACCAACTTGATATGTTATATCATGATATGGCTGCTGATAAAGGTGATAAGACAGGCGACTGGTTTGCTGCTGTAAAAAAAGTTAAAGACGATAACCCTAAACCTAGTTAATATTTAACCTTTCATTATGAAAGTATGGATTGACCAAGACCTTTGTACTGGTGATGGATTATGTGAAGAAATAGCACCTGATGTTTTTGTTGGATTAGATGACGGTTTATTTTATGTAAAAGAAGGGGATAAAGTTTACGCTGAATCAGAAGGTAATGTAGAAGGAGCCAAAGGTTTAGCTTTAGTTCCAAAAAGTTTAGAAGAAGCTGTAATAGAGTCAGCAGAAGAATGTCCTGGCGAATGTATAATGATAGAACCTGATTGATTTTATGTTATAATGTCTCATCATGGATTATTTAATAGGATTTTTATTGGGTTATTATGCTCGTATATTTTTTAATTGGTTAAAAGAATTAGCCGAAGTTAAGTTACCAGATAATTATTTAAAAGAAGATTGGGATTGGCAATCTACTGATGACATCCAATAATGGTTACACCAACAAAGAAATGCTGTACCTTATTAGGGAGGAAGTATCAGCTTTAAATGAACGTATAGATTTTCTTCACGAAAAAATAAATAAAACTCCTACAAGAGCTGAGATTGTTGGTTGGTTAGTTGGATTAAGTAGCACAGCAGCGTTCTTAAATACTATAATGTAACTTATGGAGATGAAAGTAAACCCTAGTCAGATAATACAAGGTGGTTTAGCTGCCTTAGTAGCTTGGTTATTCAGAACTGTACAGCAATTAACTAATGAAGTAGCCGTATTAAAGGCAGAAGTTGTAAATGCTAATGAAAGATTAGCTGAAGTAATAACAATAGTAAGTGGAATATCTGGAGAGATAACAGAAATAATATGGAAGATAGGTGGCTAATGGATTGCTGTGGTAGTTGCAACTGTGGTGGTAGATGAAGTTTTACTACGGAGTAGAAATACTTAGAGTAGTTGATGGAGATACAGTAGATGTCAGAATTGATTTGGGTTTTGATGTGTGGCATAAATGTCGTGTACGACTTATGGGTATCAATGCTCCTGAATCACGAACAAGAGATAAAGAGGAGAAGGAACGAGGGTTGGCTGCTAAAGAATGGTTATCTAAAGAGTTCTATGATGCAGTAGACCCTATTGAATTACAATCACACGGTAAAGGTAAGTTTGGAAGAATACTTGGGGAATTTTTTATTAATGGAAAAAACATAAATCAACTGATGGTAGACAATGGTCATGCGGTGGAGTACTTCGGTGGCAAGCGATAGAAAGTGTTTAATAAGTTTGCCAGATTGGCATTAGTATTAGCTTTAATATATCCATTACCTGTATACGCAGAAGAAGTAGAAGAAGTAGAAACCTTTGATGATGGAGAACAGACTACTGATATCGTAGTACCTCCAACTGAAAATAATAACTTAGTAAAGATAGACAATACTTGGTCAGGTTCATATGGTATGGATGGTCATCATATAGAACTAGAGTATATGAAACATGGTGGTACATCTAATGATTATGAATTTACATTACCTACAGAACATGATGTGTATGAAGTAGGTTTTACTATAGGTGCTGTTAATAATCAAGGTAGTGTTGAGTACACACACAATGATGAAACTACACAATCAAATACTATTGATGCACAGAGTGGTTTAAATAATGCGACTATGTATGAAGATATAGTTTATTCTGTTAAAGAAACAGCTAATAAATTTATAGATAGTTTTGTTATTACTATCAATGATTGGTCTTTGGTAGATGATATATCAATTAAGTATGATACTACTACTACCACTACTACAACTCTTAACCCTTTAGATGTACAACGCCAGGCTAACTTTGCTTCATATGGTATATCAGAAACTGATGAAGAACGTGGTGAACGTGAAGAAGAAGAAGCAATTATTCAACAAGAAATTATCCAAATGGAAATACAGGAAGCTATTGAAGTGGAAGATAATATGGCTGAAACTGGATATTCTGAAACTGATGAAGAGCGTGCTGAAAGAGAAGCTCGTACTAATGTAACTTTAGTTGTTGGTGATGAAGAAGTTACTTATACTGAGAAAGAACAAAACGATGGTACTATTGAAAGAGACCAGGAGCGTGCAGCTAATGAAGAACTTTATGGTGTAGCTCTTACTGATGAACAAATAGAACGTGGAGATTTAGAACTATATGACATTGAAGAAGAAATCGGAGAAGAGTTTTTTGAAGATGATGATATGGTACTCATTGTGGCAGATGAATATGAAGATGAAGAACTTGAAAGACAAATGGAGATTGATGCTAAAGCCCTTGAACTTACAGAAGAATTGGAGATATATGAATTTGAAACTAAAGAGGAAGCAGAAGAATTTATTGAAACCTATATTGAAATTGAAGAATACATTGAAGAACTAGAAGAATTTGAAACTGAAATTATTATAATTGAAGAAGATATAAACTTAATAGATATATTTATAGATAACGATTTGTTTCCTCCTAAAGAAGAGGATGTGTTAGAAGACTTAAAGGAAGTACAAGATGAACTTATTGAAAAAGAAATTGAAGAAGAAATATTTGTTGATGTCATTGAGATATTGGAAGACGAAGAACCTATTGAAGAAACTGTATTCGAAGTACTTGATATATTCAATGCAGAAAGTGGAGAAGAAATTCTTTCTGAAGAGATGGTTGAAGAAGAAGTTGCAGAGTTAGAAGAAGTAATAGAAGATATTATCGTTGTTGATATACCTGAAGTTACTGAAGAAGAGTTAGAAGAATATACAGAAGAGGAGGTAGAAGAGTATGAGGAAGCTAAAGAAGAAGCAATACAAGAGTTTGTACAAGAGCTTGAAACCGAAGAAGTTATCGAGGTAATAGAAGAAGTTAATGATATTGGTGTACAAAATCTATCCGAAGCCACAGAGGAAACACAGGCGGTAGTACAGGCAGTAGTCGAAGAAGCTATAGAAGAGATAGAAGAACTAACTGAAGAACAAGTTGAAGTTGTTGCTGAAGTATTACAAGTAGAAACAGAAGACGTTGAGATTATTGCTGAAGCTATTAAAGAAGATGAGATAGTAGCTGAAGCAGTAGAAGAATATGTTGAAAGAGCTGTAGAAAATAAAGATGTAGAAAACTATACTCTTGCTGATGTTGTTACAGAAGTACAGTATGAAGAATTTTTAGAGAATCCAATAGAAACTTTTGTAGATTTAGATAACATACAAGAAATAACCATTGATAATATTGGTGATGACATGACATCAGACCAAAAAGAAAAAGCACAAGAGGTGGTAGTTCCTGTAATTTTGACTAGAATAGCTAGTATGGCAGCATTTATAATGAGGAAATCATAATGTTCAAGAGGATATGGTCTTGGTTCATTGAGATAATCAAAGAAACTTTGAATCTCAGTTGGACTTTAGTTGGTTTAGTTATTGCTACGCTTACCCTTACAGGTTCAGCGCAGCAAGTAACTGGTCTTGCGACTTTAATAACTTTAATTATATGGTTATTAACCATAGGATTTAGAAAAGACAAGGGAACTAAGAAGAATGTTAGCCGATAGAAAGTGTAGTCAATCTTGCGGTTGTAAGAAAGGAGACGAATGAAGTTACAAGTAGTAAGAACTCAATTCGGAAAAGATGCAACAAATGGTTTGTTGTTTATTGATGGTATCTTTGAATGTTATACATTGGAAGACCAATACCAAGCAGTAAAAGTAATGCATGAAACATGTATACCTGAAGGTACATATGATATAGAGTTTAGAAAGACTGGTGGTTTTCATGCCAAGTATTCTGAAAGATATAAGAACGCACACTATGGTATGTTGCACATACAAGATGTACCTAACTTTACTTATATCTTAATTCATACAGGTAATACTGATGAACATACATCAGGTTGTCTAATCGTAGGAGAAACTCAACAAGATTTAGATATAGCTGACGATGGGTTCATTGGTTCAAGTGCTGTTGCTTATAAGAAAATGTATTCGAAAGTTGCAAATCAATTACTACAAGGTAAGAAAGTTAGTATTGAATACACAACTATTGACAAGTTATTAGCAGGTAAGCCTGCAGTAGATAACAAATCTAAAGACCACGTTGTCTTAGCAGAAACAGTATACGAAAAACTAGAAGAAATAAACGGCAATGTATTAGTTAACAATGCTATGTTGAAAGGAAGGTTAATAAACTAATGTTTGAAAAACTAAAAAGAGCAAGAAAATCCGATGGTACATTCAAGAAGGATGTAGTGTGGACGCCATGGAACGAAGCATGGGAGTATAAGATGAGTGAAGACTTAAAAGATATGTTAGAGCGAACAGCTTGGACATTCATTGAAGCCTTTATCGGTGCTTTAACTGTTGCTCCGTTGGTAGGTGTAGAGGCTGAAACAATTCAGCTAGCAGCACTTGCAGGCGGTGGCGCTGCGTTAGCAGTAGTTAAGACATACGCTAAAAAACAAATTACTAAGTAATTATTTTATGGGCAAAGCCGAGGTTTTTATCCTTTCTTCCTCGGCTTCTGTCTAGGTTAAATTAAAAAGGTAAATCACCTTCAGGGATTTCAGCCATGTTAGGTAGCTTTATACCATTCTTTGCTGCAGCCCAATCTTGCCAACACTTAGGTGTATCTTTACTATCCATCCACCATGATTTAGCAAACACTTTACCGTCTACTGTATCACCTGCTGTACATTGACCCATTGCTTGACATCTAAAGTCAGGACTTCTTGGCTTACTTTTTTCTTCTGTAGTATAGAATTTAACTTGTGATTTAGAACCACAAGGACACCATAAACCTAGGTCATCCATAGCAATAGAACCATTAGGATGCATCATTTTACTTTTGTCAGCAGTAAAGTTAGCTTCCTTTAGTGTATCTACTGGGCTATCAGAAGATGTCGAGACAGGCGGTGAAACAACATCTTCTTTAGCCTTAATACTTTTTGTTGCCGATTCAGAGGTTTTACGCGCCTCTGTATTATCTGCGTAATGTTCTTCTTCTGTGGTACCACCTGTCCATAGCTCTAGTCCTATGCCTAGTCTCATGCAACATCTTTTAATACCATCAGATACAGCGAGCTTTAATATTTCACTCTCTGTTATATTTCTTTTTACTGCGTTCATATCAACATCACCAACTTCTTCTATTGTTTGTTCTGTTGATTTAATATATAGTTTACATTTCGCACCAATGATAGAGTTATCTTTAGCTCTAACAACTTCATAAGTGAAGTCATAACCACCTGGTATCACATCAACAAGTCGTTGTGTGTATATGTGGTGTGGAACGTAGTCGCCAAATTTACCTTTGGGTGCAGGTTTTACTACACTCTTAGGAAAATCTTTAATTAGTTTTTTATGAGTCTCTTGATTCATTTCTTACCTCCTGTCTCATATCGCCTATATATATATTATACTATTTGTTTATTTTATCATTAATCTCTGACAAAAAATATTGTGTTTCTTGAAACATCGGACATAAAACATTAGCGCATATTAGTGCCGCCTGTTTTATTCTGAGATGTTTCCCACAATAATAACATATGTTGCTAGCCATGTTACTCCTCTAGTTGTACCAAGTATTCTGCTGTTACGCCTTTGTTTGGCTTAACAAATAAACAAAATTGTGAGGGTCTACCCATACTTGCTAGCTGTTCTTGGGCAAAAGTATTATAACTTTCAGTAGACCCATT